AAGTTCATGGTTTATCTTATCAGCATTCTTGATGAGCTTATCCTTCAATGCCGAATGCTTCTTTTCTCTCTGTATAACTTGTAAGAATGCGTTGTATATGATACTTGTGCAGTATGCGAATGCATTCATTTTCTTACCATTCTTAGCCGCATAATTCGGATCAAAAGAGGTAGAATACTTCAAAAGGAATAACTTCGCTTGAGACTTCATCTCGTCAAGATAAGTGTATTTCTTGAAAGATAACGAGGTAGCATATCTATCAACATGGATGGTAAATAATTCTCCAAGTCGCTCAGAGGCTTTACCAGACTTCTTATACTTGATAAGCTCCGAAGTATACTCGTCCTTGTCGATATAGTACCTAGACTGATCGGCAACAGGGTTACGCTTACGGATGGTTCTCTTTTTCTTTTCCATATTGCTCCTTTAGAAAATATTATATTCAACTATAATGATTGTACCACTAAATTATATAACCATATGGGGGGGAATGAAGATGTCCAAGCCAGAACCTAAGTCGATTATAGTGTATCCATCCGATAAGAACGGTTGTGGATTCTATAGGACTTTCATACCTCTTAGATATATGTGCGTAAAATACCCTGAATATCACCTTTCGGAGTTTTATGCATATCACTTCGACTTGAATTATGTTCGTAGAGCCTCGTATATACGATTCCAGCGTCAAGTCACTCAAAAGCAAAAAGAACTGATGATGCAGTATCGTTACCAAATAAACAAATGCGGCTCAAAAGCTAAAATGGTGTATGAGTTGGACGACTTGGTTCACGGAATTGCGGCTAACAACATTCTCGCATATCAATTTTATACCCCTTCAAGAAAGAATAACCTCGTAGATATATTCAGAATGATGGATAAGGTTACTTTCTCGACTGGATATCTGAAAGAATATTACCAGAATAACTATCAGATAAACAACTCAGTAGTTATTCCTAATTTCCTTCCAAAGTATCTATGGGGTTCATGTGGTAAGAGGGATAAGGCTCGTAAAGATAAGAGAGGACGCCCCCGTGTCCTGTGGGCTGGCAGTGCTTCTCACTTAGGCAAGGGTGGCGACTTAGAATTCCTTATGCCGCTTATAAAGAGGACACTCAACGATATTCAGTGGGTATTCTTCGGCGTACAGCCTCCAGAGCTTCAGGGAATGGTAGAATTCCATGAATGGGCTAATGTTTATGATTACGCCCAAGCCCTTGATTCAGTTGACGCTGACATGGCTCTAGCTCCTATAGTTGACAACGAATTCAATTTGGCTAAATCTGACTTGAAGATACTTGAATACTCGGCTTTGGGACTTCCTACCATCGCCTCATCAATAGGAAACAAGCGCGGTCCTTACGACTTGATACCTGGGTTGAAGACACTTGACAACAACGCTGATGCTTGGTATTCCGCTATCATGGACTGGTATAAGAACCCGGAAGAAGCCAAGAAACACCTTGAGGCTGGGCAGCTTGAGCTAAGTAAGCGTTGGCTTGAAAACGAAAGCAACATCGGTTTATATAGAAAGGTTTACGCATGAGCAAATTACAAAAGAATCTCATAGAGGCGTATGAAAAGTTCGACTACCTTAGAGAGCTTCTTGAATTTGAGAATGAAAGGGGCAGCAAGGATAAGCACTTAAAACTTCTTGACGAAGGTAGAGATGCGCTAAACAGATACCTTACTGCCGTAGAAAAATTTGACAGAACTGGTAAGAAAAAGTCAGATTGATTTTGTATTTTACAGAATATTGTCTATATTGAATTACGGTAGGACTCTGGTATACTTAAGCCAGAGGTATAAATGTATTCATCCATCTATTTTTCGCCGCTTGATTCCGAAGTATACTGCTGGGAATATGAGAATGGTAGGAAGATTCTATCGAAGAATCCAGCCCCTCTGTTCTTCTATGTCAAAGACACGAATAATAAAGATTCGGAATACAAGACTATCTTTGGCGATCCGGCAAAGCGTGTTGAATTTACTTCTTGGCGCAAGTACAAAGACGCTATAGAGAGATACCGTGAATGGGGCATACAGACATTCGAATCCGATGTATCGATTGAAACAAAATTCGTCATATCAAACTATCTTGGAATGGAACTCAAGGTTCCTAAGTTTGATGTCCATTTCCTTGATATTGAGGTTCACTCGGAAGTCGGATTCCCTCGTCCAGAGGACGCCAACTCTCCCATCACCATCATCACAACATGGTCAACCAAGCATGAGAAGTTCTTCATCTTCGCTGAGAAGGACTTTGATGAGTCTTTCATAACCACTGTCGGTGAGAAGTGTGAGAAATTCATCTTCGATAAAGAAGAGGATATGCTCAAGGAGTATATGGCGTGGGTTCGTAACGAACATCCAGATATCATGTCTGGTTGGAACTCTAACGGATATGACATTCCGTACATCATCAATAGAGCCAGAAAGCTATTCGGTTATACGGAAAACGAAAAAGGCTACACGATGGAAGACGGAGCCGCTGACTTGTCACCAATCGGCGTTATCCGTAATCGTCGTACACCTATTGATGAATATAACTTTGAAATCAAGTATGAGATAGCTGGAATCAACCTTCTTGACTACATGGAGGTATTTCAGAACTACACTTTCTCTGAGCAGGAATCGTGGAAGCTCGGGCACATAGCTCAATTGGAGCTTGGTGAGTCAAAGGTTGAATTCGACGGTTCATTAGCAGACTTGTATAAAGACTGGCAGAAGTATGTCGAATATAATGTGCAGGACGTTCGTCTTTTGAGAAAGCTTGATGCTAAAAAGAAATTCCTAAATCTTCTCGTAACTTTTTGTTACGGGTGCAGAGTTCCGTTCGAGCATTATGTCAAGACAACCAAGGTTCTCGACGGGGCGTTCCTTTCGAAGCTCGCAGAAGAAAAGATTGTTCTTCCCGATGTCAACCGCAAGATTGTTGAAGAGATGAAGTTGAAGAAGGAGAAGTATCCTGGCGGATTCGTCAAACATCCAGAAGCCGCTCTTCATGAGTGGGTATTGTCATTCGACGCCACATCGCTATACCCGTCTATCATGATGGGTTGGAACATAAGCCCTGAAACAAAGATATGCGTTATTGACAGCAAGCATGTCAAGCCACTCATGAAGTATATGTCAAGAGGCGTTGAGTGTGATGATGAAGTCACCATTCTCAAGCAGCGCATGACTATCAATGAGTTGGGCGATCTTATCAAGGATAAGAATTGGTGTCTCGCAGCCAACGGAGCCATCTACAGGACTGATGTTCAGGGTATTATTGGAAGATTCGTAAAGGAATGGTTCAATAAGCGCAAGGACTACAAGAAGAAGATGTTGAAGGCTAAGGACGCTCACGATGAAGCCAAGGCTTCAGAATATGACGGATTGCAGCATAACTTCAAGATTCTTATCAACTCCGTTTATGGATATCTTGGAACGCCTCACTCCAGATTCTTCGATTGGGACAACGCTGTAGCCGTTACCATGACGGGTAGAGCCATAACCACAACTTGTATTTCGGCAATCGACGGATTCTTCAAGTCTGATGCTTGGATAAACAACAAGAAGTATCGTCTTGGTGAAACTAACAAGCCAATTGACAACACCATCATCTACGGAGACACCGACTCGCTTTACATATCATTCGGACGCATACTCAAGTCGTTTGGATATGAATATGAGGGTAAGAATGATGAAGCTGTAAAGAATTACATCATATTCGGTGAGGATAAAACAAACGCTGAATTCTACGACAAGCTCTCAAAAGACGAAAGAGAGAAGCTTGAAGAGAATGCTGACTCCATTCAAAACTTCGTTTCAGACATCATCAACAAGGCTATGAAGTCATTGACGCTTGGGCATTTGAATACTCCTGAGAATCTTATTCACTTCAAGAGAGAATCTGTAGCGTCCAGAGCTATATTCCTTGAGGCTAAGAAGCATTATGTTATGTGGGTTCTCAATTCGGAAGGCGTCGAGTTGGAAGAGAAGAAGAGACTCAAGGTTGTCGGTATTGATGTGGTTCGCTCGTCAACGCCGCCGCTCGTCAGAACCGAACTTAAGAGCATCATCAAGAATATTCTCGTCAAGCTTGACAGAGACTATACGGTTGGTGAGTTGAATAAGATGTATGACAATTTCCTCACGGCAAAGCCGGAAGAAATAGCATTTCCTTCGTCAGTAAAGGATATCAAGAAGTATGTCCAGAAGTTGAAGGAAGACGGAAAATTCAAGTCAACGCCTATGCATGTCAGAGCGGCTATTCTTTACAACCAGATGTTGGCTGAGAATCCAAATCTGAAGCGTAAGTATGACATGATATACAATGGTGACAAGATGAAGTATGTCTACACCAAGACTTCAAATGATTGGAAGTATGACATATTCGGATGGAAGGATAAGTGGGTATCTGAGCTTGGCGTTGAAGACAACATCAATCGTCGTGAGCAGTTCCACAGAGCGGCTATCAGCCCCATTGAAGACTTCTTCCGCATTCTCAACTGGAGTCTTCCAGACTTGGACTGCCATGATATGAAGGGCATCTTCAACTGGTAAAAAATTGAGGGCGTACCAACGAGAATATAGCGTATGAGCCAGGGCGTGCTGTCTATCTTCGTCCTAACAAAAAACACTTTCTCAAGCCCCTTCGCAAAAAAACATGCTAAAAGCCTCACGGGTTGGTACGCCCTCAACTCCTATTTATATATGTATTGATATATTTTCGAAATGCATACAATAGCTATATACCAGTAAGGAGAAAACATGGCTAAGGCTAAAAAAGAAACTAAAGTAGATGTCCGCTCTCTCTTCAAGACATATGCATCCAATACGAAGAATTCCAGATTGGAGATGTTTGATGAGGCGCAGCTACCTAATGTAGATTCGTTTATATCAACTGGATGCTACGCCCTCAATAGAATACTTTCAGGTTCGTATTACAAGGGTATAGCTCACGGAAGACTTACTGGACTCGTCGGACTTCCCGGCGTCGGTAAGACATATGTTTGTAAGAATGTCATTCGTGAAGCGCAAAAGGAAGGCTATGGTGTCATTATATATGATACCGAAAACGCTTACTCCAAGGATGACTTGGAACGCTCTGGAATCGACGCCTCACAGGTAGCATATCCAGCAGTTACAACCATCAATGAATGGAAGACTGATATAGCGAATATGCTTCCAGCCCTCCACGCTGAGAATCCAGATCAAAAGTGGCTTGTCGTTACTGACTCGCTCGCCAACCTTCTCACCGAAAAGGAAATCGCAGACACCGCCGAAGGTGATATCGCACAGGACATGGGATTGAGAGCCAAGCAGTATTCAGCCGCTTCCAGAATACTCCAAAAAGTCATTGCAAACAACAATGCCGCAATGCTTATAACCAACCATAGCTACGAGAAGCCAGGAGCTAACCCAAAGATTCCGCCAATCGAAATTCCAAAGGGCGGAAACGGATTCATCTATATGGTATCCTATATGGTTGGTATCAAGAAGTATGCTATCAAGGACGAGCAGAAGAATGAGCTTGACAACATTACCGAGAAGGTAAAGGTTGGAAACCGCATGGTATTCACAACCATGAAGAACCGCTTCGTTCCAGAAGGCATGTCGGCAGAAGCCTTCATCAACTTCAAGGAAGGTTTACTTCCTTACCACGGACTTCTTGAAGACGCTGTTCGCCACGGATTCATCGAAAAGGCTGGTAATCGTTGGAACATCAAGCATTCGGGCAAGTCGGTGTGGACAAAAGATCTTTACACCGCTGAAGTTTGGGATGCTATCATTCCAGAGCTTGACAAGAGCGTAAGTGACGAACTCCAGTATTCTTCCTATGGTGAAGAAGCTATCAAAGATATGGGAGACGAGAGTAAAGCCGATAAGGAGGAAGCCAAGATTGACTAATCTTTTATAACTCATACGATAAACAAAAGATTAGGAGACACATGTCAGATAAAACACAGCTATATATTCTAAATGCGCTACTAAGTGACGCAAACTTCGCTATCAAATACCTTGATAAGTTTGAACCCAAGTTCTTTGCAGCGCCAGTTGGAAGAATGATTCTATGTATAAAAAGATTCTTTACTGTCTATCATAGAGTACCAACCACGGAGCAGCTAATGAAAACGCTGCTTCCGAAGCTGGTGAAGGAAGATCAAGAAAAGCTGGAAGAGTCAATTGATTGTCTGAATGAATGCCGCCAGCTTGAGATGAAGGAAGACTTTTCTCAGTGGATTGAGGATGAATCAAAAACATTCATCCGAATCCAGCGTATCACGCATGCTCTAACTCAGTGCCTTGAGCATCTTGACAAGGGTGATCCCGAAACAGCAGCTAATATGGTTCTCAAGGCAAGTGAAATTCACTTCGATGAGGACTTGGGACTTGACTACTTCGAGGATCTTGAAAAGCGTATGGAAGAGTTGCGTAATCCCGCACTTGTCATACCTTCGGGGCACGAAAAGTTGGACTTGGCTATTGGTGGAGGCTGGCGTCCAAAGTCTTTGATTATGTTTGGAGCCGCTACCAATGTCGGTAAGACTCTTATTCTTGGACATATAGCTTATAAGCTTATAGAACAGGGTATGGATGGGTTGTATATAACCCTTGAAATCAACCAAAACGTTCTTGCTAATCGTATCGACGCAAACCTTTCAGACATAGCGATGAGTGACTTGTCAAGTAATGTTGATGAGCTTATGGAAAGAGTCATACGCAAGCGCAAGGAGCGTGAGCAGCTAAGTAAAGAAGATGCAAGCGTCAAGCCATTTGGAAGATTCATCATCAAGGAATGTCCTCCGGGCTTCCTCAACGCCAATGGTATCTCTGCTCTTCTTAGAGAGCTACAACTCAAGCGCGGATTCCGCCCGAAGTTTATCTGCGTTGACTACATCGGACTCATGGTTCCGAATGGTAGGGCTTTCTCGGATAATACTTATGGAAAGATGAAGACGATTACCGAAGAGCTTAGAGCAGTCGGTGTGATGAATAACATTCCAGTATTTTCAGCCGTTCAAGTCAATAGAGAAGGCTACAATACAACTCATGTCGGACTCGAAAAGACTTCCGACTCCATGGGTATCGCTCACGGTGCAGACTTGATGATTATGGTTAGCCGTGACGAAAACGCCGATACGGAAAACAAGATGTATTGGAATGTAGCCAAGTCACGCTGGAGCCGTAACGGACAAAGCTTTATCATGTCAGTAGATTATGATCACATGAGGATAGTCGATGAAGAACAATCAACCAACGAAGCACAAACGCAGGCTGTTGTAGAAGCCATAAATGAGTATAAAAACAGGACTGCGGCTAAACCGAATGGAGGAAAGCCATGAGAGTCGCAAAACCTGATCAACTCACTTATGAAGAAATAGCAAGCTTATATAAGATATCACCAAACAAAGTCCATGCTATCGTAAAGTCTGGATACAACAAAATGGTAAATTATTATGTTGACAAGTTTGGAATGAATATATTTGACGCCGTTATGGAACTTAGACAGGCTATGAACATGTCCGAAAAAGAGGCGTTTGATAAACTAGACGCTGCTAATAAAATAAAGATCAAAGAAGAAGCATTCCACCGCATGAGAGAGAAAGAGGGCTAATATGCCTACATTCAAAGTTTTTCTAAATCATAAAGACGCCAAGCTACCAACAAAAAATAATCCGTCTGACGCTGGGTTTGATTTGTATAGTGTAGAAGAAGTCATAATAGCCGCCGGCGAACGTGAAGTTATTGATACTGGAATAGTATTACATCTTGACAATGGATGGGAAGCGCAAATCCGCCCAAGAAGCGGATTGGCTGCAAAAAATGGATTAACTATTGTAAATTCTCCTGGAACAATTGATCCTGATTTCCGAGGAAATATAAAGATTATATTATTGAATACCTCTTCAGAGCTATTTAAAGTAAAGGTTGGAGATAAAATAGCTCAAATGGTTATAAAAGAGCTTCCAGATGTTCGGCTTGAGCTAACGGGCACTTTGAATACAAATACAATTCGTGGAACAAACGGATTCGGGTCGTCTGGCGTATAAATTCATTCGTTGAGCGGGTGTTCCGCTCTTCATAAGCTATCTTAGAAGAAACCTATAAGCGGCGATTCTGCCGATTGAAAAACTAGAATATCCTAAGATAATAACAAGAGAAGCAAGGAGAAAAACATGGCTAAATTCGCATCATTCAGCAAAGATCAGTTCGAGGAACTTCGCAAGAAGTTGGAAGTTTCCAAGAACGCTGGAGCTAAGAAGGAAGATAAGAAGTCCTTCGATTGGCGCTTCAATCCTACACTGATAAAGGGTGAAGCAAGAACCATTTACAAGATTCGTATTCTACCACATGTCCATGTTGACGGTGGAGCATCGGAACCTTGGATACAAAACTCAGTCCATATTTTCAAGCCAAAGGGTTCTGACAAGAACACTTATCAAATCTGCCCTCACACCTACGAGGGAGACAGGGCTAAGTGTCCTATCTGTGAACACGCAAAGTTCTGGTTCGCAAAGAAGGACAAGGCATCGGAAGATGTCGGTAGAGCATACTGGCGCAAGAAGCGTTGGCACATGAATATTCTCGTCAAGGAAGATCCTCGCAAGGGTGATGAAAACCAGACGGGTAAGGTTCTTGTATGGGAAGTCGGAACCAAGATATTCGACAAGCTCAGTGAAGCCCTCACGATGCACAAGATGTTCTTCTGGGATCCTAATAACGGATTCGACTTCAGCATAGTTGTCAAGCAAGTCGGTGGATACGCTAACTATGACTCGTCAGACTTCGCCCGTAGCCCATCGCCTATCGTAGAAGATGAAGAGCAGCTTGACGCTATCCACGATCAAATCAAGGACTTGAATAAGATTATTCTCGGACAGAAGCGTAAGGGCTATGACGAGTTGAAGGCTATCCTTGAGGGACGC